TCACTCCGCTCCGGGGGGCTTGCCATCAGCGGCGACGGGAACGGCGGCTGCCGTTTGAGGAGGCTCGATCACAACGCTGTGGAAGAGCTTTCCAAACTGCGTCGCAGACACGACCCCTTCGCCGAACGTAATTACCTTCTGCTCCGGGGTGTCGTACTGCTGTTGCGCAGAAACGTACTTCGGATTCTCCCTGACCCAGGCGTACGCGTTCTCAGCCTTGAGATGTCGGCTGTAATCGACTTGGATCAATCCGAGCCGCACCCAGTTGTCAACGAACACCGCCATGCGGTCGACGTACACTTGCTCGCCGCGTTCGTTCATTAGTGCGCAGACGTGCTCGGCGAGGACGTTGTACCCGTTGCTATCGGGCACATTCCGTCGAATCTCGACGATCCCAATCTGCCCTGCCCGAAGGAGCGGTGTGAGCAGTCGGGCCTCTTCGGCACTGAGTTGCCGTATGACCTCGGCGAAGGACGGGTGGGCCTTGCTTTCAACTCGACGGTCCGAGGCGGTGGCCAACAAGTTCAGGTACATCGACCTGAGGTCGGGCTCCTCAACAGTGAACGAGATTCCCTGAACAGTCGGACCTGCAATCGAGAGCTTTGGGGTCACCAAGTCGTCCTCGGGGATGTCGGCCAGCTTGTCGGCCATCTCGCTTTCGAAGTGGTTTTCGAAGTACTCCCGCGAAACGCCAAAGAGCATCCCGAGCGGCTGCCAGAGCTTCAGCCGGATCTGTTGCTTGACGGCGGCTCGCTTGGCTGAGATCTCGGAAGCGGTGTCCAGCGCACCGGACTTCTCCCCGATGCGGCGAAGCACTTCCGCCTCCTGCGGGTCTTCCTCTATCGCCTTGCCGACCGCCTTCGCGGCAGCGCCAACCATCCCGACCACGGGCTCCATGCCTGTCATGGCTCCAATTTTACGGACCGGGTCAGACATTCTCGGGCAAAATCCCTGTACGCAGAGGGTGGACGGCCCCTGCCCGGTCGTGTGTCACCCGCAGCGGGGGCCGTGTTGGTCAGGCAGGGACCGCCCTCAAGGTACCCAAGAAACGACGAAACCCCCGAACGGGCACTGATTCCATTCGGGGGCTTCGGAGCGCGGAGGACGGGTGCGCTCTACCGGGGGAAGAAGACCCCGGACGTAGGGTGCCCCCGCACCGGCCTTAACCCCAGCCGGGGGCGTGGGCGAGTAAGGAGGCTCGCCTGGTTACCGGGGCACCACCCCCGGCACTTGCTTGTGCCGCCCACATCCCCGTCACAGGACAATCCGACTGGGCGGCAGAACTTTTCAGTTGTTCATTGAGACGATTCGGTGCCAGCGGTACCTGGCCGGTGAGCCAGTCAGGCTGTGCGGTCGACCCCACAGGGCGGGACCGGATACCTTCAGGCGCTGGCCGTCGTCGGTGACAAGAACGTCGCCGTGCTCCAGGACGATGGCGGCATCCGTTGGCGCACCCACCTGCCCCTGGGTGCTGGCAACATCACCGCGTGTGTTCACCGGGCTGACCGCCTGCCCGCCAATGATCACATCGAGTTGGCCGACGAGTGTGCCGTCAGCGCCGACGCGAACCATCTTGCCGTCGGCGTCGACCGGGTCACCGTGAGCATTGCGGGCCGGTGCCCGGTATACGGTCACGATCACAAGGCACGCACTCGATAGCGGTTGAGAGTGAAAATCTCTGCAACAGTGAAAGATCCGGGCGATGAGCGCCAGATCGCCGAGCTTGGTCCTTCGGTCTCATCCATGGCGATCATGCGCGGATGGGCCAGGTAGCGGCTCGCGAGTCCCAGGATCACCGAGGCCAACTCATCGTTAGGTTCGCCGTCGGCAAAGCCGACACCACGGGTGTAGGCGCGGACTTGAGCGGTGGCCACCTGGATGACAGCGGCACCCTGCTCCGGTGCCACCGTCCGTCCGAGGAATGCGCCCAACTCCAAAACCGTTGGGGCAGGCATGATTATGCCGCGTCGTACAGGCGGACGATGCCAGCCGGGTTGGGGAACCCGAAGGCCACACGGCTGGTGGCGCGGATCTGCACCGCGTCCTCAGCGAAGGCCGCCTCAGTCGAGGTCACCACAGTCGTGCCGGTGCGACGTACAACAAGTACCTGGGACTGGTCGACAGCCCACGCGTTGCCTGCGGCGACGGCAGGCGAGACCAGGACAGTCAGCCCGGCCAGGGTGATGCCGTCGGCGACGTTCTCAAACAGGCCCTGATTGCTGCCTGTCTGCACCTTGACCTTGGCCAGGGTGAGGGCCACGTCGGGGGCCAGGATGATGTGGCTGAGTTCCGCCCCGTGAGTCAGCGCAGTGTTCTTGGCGTCGTGTACCGGGTCCAGGTTGGCCCACGCCGCCCCGGTGTCCACGGTGCTCGCCGCGACCGACAGGAGGCCCGAAGGCCCGTTGGTGGTGGTGTTCGCGAAGTATGCGGCGTCCACACCCTTGGCGATGGAGCGGGCCAGGCTGGTGCCGATCTGCTCGGCGACGGCGGGCTCACTGTCGCTTGCGGCTTCGGTGGACACCTGCGTGCGACCGGCCACCTTCTTCGGGGTGATCTCAATTTCACCCGTGGTGGGGTCGGTCAGTGTGATCGTGGTGTTCTCCGCGAACCACGCGGTCGCCGGGTCGGCGGTCAGGATGGGGACGCGGATCGACTGGCGCTGCGTGTCAATCACCGTGGAGACGGCGAACGCGACCGACTTCGCAGCCACGACCGTATCGACCAGCGTGCCGTAGTCTTCGGGTGTCCAAGCCTGGGGCAGGCCGGAGTTAAGTACTGCCATGAGAGTGTGTAATCCCTTACGGATCAGAAGGTTTGATTGTTCGGCCGCCGGGGCTGAACCGGGTAAGCGAGCGCCAGGCTCGAAGTGGGAGGCGTCGACACCAGATCGGTTTGCCTACCTACGATTGTACTGCCTTCAGTGCGATTGGAGCAGTGAAGCGAATGTCGGTGCAGCCGTCTTACCGCCGCGCTCTCCCTGACCCACCGACCCACTTACATTGCGGGCCTTGAGATGTGGCTTGGCCGAGATCAGCGCATCGATGGCGGCGCTAAGTCCTTCCGTATCATCCAACAGGGTCGGCGCGAACTCGAGATCCGTGGCGTCAGCGAGCTTGCCGGTCGCTGCAACGCGGGCGGTAAACAGTGCTTGGGCCAGTTCGTCGGCGCGGGTTTCGGCCAACTTGGCGCGGTCGCGGTAACCGGCGCTCTCCTGTCGGAGCTTCACGACGTAGTCGCGGGGAAAGGTGTCGGCCTCTGTATCGACCTGTGCGCCTTCGGCATCACCGTCCGGTGCCGTCGACTCAGCAGGGTTTGGATCGCCCGCCTGTGGCGCATCTGGGGCGTCGTTTGCATTGCTCATGTTGTGGTGTCCTCTCCGGTGGTTCAGCGGTCGGTCTGCCCGGCCATGTAGCGGCCCAAGGTCAGATCTCTGGCGTCGGCTACGTCGCGGTTGATTCGCGCTAGTTCGGCGGTGATCTCGTCGTCAGTCATGCCCACGCGTCGGAGCGTTTCCTCGCGACTCAGTAGCCCTGCCTGATACAGCTTCACGGCGGCGTCCGCCTCCTGGGCCACGCTGCGTGTGTCAGGCGCGGACCAGGCCACCTTCACCACAACGTCGAGCGGGTCGACGCCTCGGTCGACGGCGATCAACAGGCGCATCACGGCCTCCCAGCCGGTGCCGTAGGCGCGGGCCTTCTGCTCAACCCGCGCCACCAGGGCGCTTTCGGCAGCCCGGATGCCGTCCGCCGAAGTCACGGAATCCTGCAGCAATCCGAAATAGCTCGGGGGTAGCGAAGTTACAGTCATCGCGGCCGCCATGATGACGCGCATACCGGCTTCAAATCCGGCCAAGTCAGAGCCGGTCAGCTGCCCAAACTTGGCCGTGGCATCCTCGGCCAGCCACGTCCGATTGCTGTTCTCAGGCAACGGGTTCACGACTTCTACTTCGCCGGTGTCATTACCCTCGGCGTCGAGGATCGGGCGCTCTGCCGCTTCGATACCGGAGGCAAACCGCTGGGGGCGACCAGCGGCCTCGGACGCGGCCATCATGTCGGTGCACATCTTGGCGGCGGCGTCCTGAACGGGGATCAGGTCAGCGATCACCGAGTCGTCGTCGTCCAATCCGATTGCCACCACTGGTGTTACGCCCATCGGGTTCGGGGTGCTGTCCACCAGGTCGAAGGTGGTTGCGTTCGTGGTGCTTCCTCGGTAGTGGAGCACCTCGTCAGGCCCGTACAACCAGACCTCGGTGGAAGTGCTGGTGTTGATCTTCTTGACGGCCCTGACTATCTCCCGCGTTACCGGGTCACGTCGGATCGCCATGTGCGTGGGCGGCTCATGGGTAGCGCGGGCACGACCGCGCTTGTCCCGCCACACCAGCATGTATGTCTGGCCCCACGTCAACGCGGCACGATGGACGCTGTCAGAAATCTGATCTAGGTCTGAGCCCAACCACAGGTCCATGGCCTCGTCATCACCGGTCCACCCGGCTACCCGTAGGCGCTCTTGGATCGCGACGACGGCGACGCGGCACAGGTTCGCGCTGAGCACTTCGAACTTGCTGAGGTTGCGCTTGGCCTCGGCGCTGAGGTATGCGAGCTGTGGGGAGGCACCACGGTAGTAGCGGTCCAGCCGGTGCAGTGCGGGCTGCGGCGCATCGAGCAGCTTCAGCATGTCGTCAAGTTCGGTCACTCAGAAACTCCAACTTCTCTTCTTCTTCGGCTTGCGCGTCGCGAGCCATGTGCAGCGCGAATGGCAAAACACCAGGGCCGCAGCCAAATCCACCTTCGGCGCGTACTTTGAGCGCGATACCTTGGCCAGCCGGATGCCCTTGTCGGACTCGCGCACCGTCGCCGCCAGGACGTGGCGGCGCAAGTCGGCGTCTCCGGAATGGGTGAACAGGCCGTTGACTGCGGCGGCGTGCAGGTCGTTGGTGGCCGGTGTCAGCCGGGCAGGGTTTTGTGTGAACTCCACCATCGGCAGCCCTTCAGCGGCCAGTACCTGCGCCGACCGCGTGAAGTACGCCGGGTCATAGGTGACTTCGCGGACCTTCCACCGCCGCGACGCCTCCCTAATGGCGTCCTCCACGGCGAGCACGTTGACCCGCCACGCATCGTTGTCGGCGGGCTTCTCCCACACCCGCCACTTGTCGAAGTGGGGCCGAGGCTGCACCTGGCCCACCACAATCGCGGTGCTGTCGTCCTTGAGGCTGGCGTCAACCGAGAGGACAACCTCGGCCCCGTCAGGGATGGGCCTGCCGGTGCTCAGTTCATCCCAGGACTCGGCGTCGATGAAGGGGTTTTCGTTGTCTTCCACGAACTGGCAGAGCCGTTGGCGTCGGAACGTCTTCTCGCGGGTACCGCGCCCCAGCTTCAAGGCATCGACGGCCAGGAAGTCACCCAGGGCGGGGTTGGCCAACTTGGCGCAGTGCATGCACGTGGCGTCGTGGTGCTGGAACCCGTCGGCGCTGAACTCGGTGAACACCACCGCTTCGGCACCGAGTTCACGGTGCAGGTTCCGCAGGTCGGTCAGCACGCTGTCCTGGGGGTTGGACGGAGGAGTTCCGGCGGCGATCAGCCGGGAGGACTCCCGCTTGCCCTGGGCCAGCAGAAGCACTTCGTAGGTGTCCCGCGACACCACTCCGCACTCGTCCAGGTAGCAGCTCGAATAGTCCAGTCCCTCAAGGGACTTCGGGTCTGCTGGAAGGCATACCATTGAGCTGTTGGTGCGGGGGATGAAGATCTTCTCGGACGCAATCGAACAGCGGGTCGCAAGCTCCGGTGCCAGCTCGATGTACCGGCGGGCGATGTTGAAGATGATGCCCGCTTGGGTCTGGTTGCTCGCACAGATCACGATGCTGGCCGACTCGCCGTAGGTGAAGAACTCGAATGTGGCGATTGCCGCCAACAGTGAGGACTTCCCGTTCCCGCGCCCAATGAGCAAGCAGGCCAGGCGCGTTGGTGAATCTAGGATGTCACGGGCGATGTCCATCTGCCAGGAGCGCAGCTCCAGCGGCTTCAGCTTCTGGTCACCCTTGCCGACCACCAGGAATCGGCGGCAGAAGTACTCGAACTGCACCGACTTCGGCCCCTTCGGTGGACGCCAGGGCAGCGGCGAAGGGTCGACAGCCTTCGGTCGTGCCATGTGGGGTCTCCAGTGCAGATCAGGTTTTGCAGGGTGACCTGCGGAAAGTGCTAATTCAGCCCTCGGCGCTTTGCACGATCTGTCCGGGCGGCAGGCCGTTTGCCCCTAGCCCCCAGTTAGGCGGGCATAGAAGCGCCTAGCGGCGACGCTGAGGGTCGTTTGCTGTGGCCGAGGGTTAGGGACTGCGGCGCGGTGGGGCAGACGCTTCTACGGGCCGCTGAGGGCTTGCAGTGCGCGTTGCGCGGCGGTGATGCGGTCGCGGCCTTGGCGAGTGGGGCGACGTTGGTGGCTGGCCGCCAAGCGGTCCAGGACTTGCTGGGCTTCACCTGCGGTGTATGTGGCTCTGCGGCCGGCGTTTTCGCCTCGGCATAGGACGCGGAGGTTCTCTTCAGCCAAAGCCAGTTCGGGGGCGACGGCCACGGGGATGACGTGGTCTGCGACGAGATCGGTGGTGGTGCCACATAGTTCACAGAAGGGTGACGCGGCGCGGATCTGTTTGGACATCCGGTCCCATGCTGCGGGCCGGTGGCGTTCCTTGCGGCTCGCGGTGGTAGTGCGTGTGGGGCGGCAGTCACTGCACCGCGATCCGGATGCGACCGGCGTTCCGCACCCAATGCAGGGACGGGCAAGCGGGCTCAATGGGATACTCCGGTCTATGCATCACGACAAGTCATCGAGGGCCGAAAACACACGCAAGGCCATTGGGGTCATGACCGCCTATTTCGCTGAGGACCAGGGCACAGCGTTGGCGTCACAGATGGCTACCGAATACGCCAACGAGCCACATGGGACTGAGCGTTTGATCGACGGCTTCGTACATCTGAGTTCGCGGCTGATTCAGATGTTTGAAGTTGCTGGACTTCCTCGTTCGCAAGTGCTGCAGATGGTGGCGGAGGCCGTCAACGAGACAGAAATCGGCGAAACCGAGGGAGATGGCGGAGGCCCTTCAGCGCACTAGGTTCCGAGTGCCTGCACGACGCCGTCCTGGGCGGGCGTGAACGTCTGTGTGCCGTCGTCGGTGTCGATGCGGTAGCCGATGACGCGACCGTCGGCCATGTGCAGGATGTTGACCTGGTAGGTCTCGGCGGCGTCGTAGTCGTTGACGGCGTGGAGCGTGGTGTGGTCGATGCGGGTGCTCGGTGTGGTGGTCATGCGGTCCTCATGAGTTCTCGTGTGATCTTGGCGACGAGTCCGACAGCCTGATCTACGGTCAATCGAACACGTTGGTGCGCAACCGCATTGGTGTCCAGGTAAAGATCCACCAGGCCGCCTACTGCGTGGGCGTCGAGGTCGACGGGCAGGATGTCCTGTATCTGTGCTGTGGTCCAGTGCGGACGCGGCGCTGTCATGCGATCACCGACTCCAATAGCGTGAACAGCTCGTCGCGCAGTTCGCCTGTGTCGCAGTACTTCTTCATGGCCCGTGCGTTCATCCAGGCGATCTTGTCGCACATGTAGAACTGTCCGGCGCTCATGCCGCTTTGGCTGAGGAGGAGTTCGCAGTGGAGTTCACGGTCCAGGGTGTCCTCTTCTAGGTGGGCGATCATGAGGCGCAGCGCCATCGCATCCCATGCTTTGAAGTCGGTGGCCGTTGATGTTGGTGTGGTCATGGTGTGCCTCTTCTCAAACGGCCTGGGGTACGCAGAGGTGGTCGGCGCAGAAGTACTTACTGGGGGCTTGGACGGCGTTGGAGCAGGGCGTGTGCATGCAGCGATCCTGTGTTGGGATCGGCATCACTTCAATGGTATTCGGCGCTGAGTGGGGATTACAGGGAGCGGCGTCGCGGTACCGATAGTGCCGGGAGTGGTAATGGAGCATGCACACGTTGTGCTGGGCGTCTTCGCAGTCCTGACAGTGCGAGTCGTTGCGCCCAGGATCTGGTACGGGATCTGATTCAGGATCTGATACAGGATCTGGTGGGGTGACACCAGTGTCCCCATGACTGACCACAGATGTCCCCATGACTGACCCTGGATGTCCCGTTGACTGACCCTGGATGTCCCCATGACTGTCGGTGTCGTCCTCGTCCTGGGCGTCGGTGTTGCCATGGGCCAAGTCGTAGACCGACGCCCAACCCTGACCGTTGTCGCGTCTGCCACCGCGCTGTCGTTGCACGATCCACCCGTGCTCGCGGAGCCATGCCAGGCACCGCTTGATATTGCGGTCGGTCATGTCACAGTCGGTCGCCAGGGTTTCGACACTAGGGAACGCGTTGTGGCCGGACTCGTCCGCATAGTCGAGAAGGGTGACCAGGACGCGGTACTGAGAGCCGGTCATCTTCACGCCATGCAGCGCCTTCAGGTAGGTGAACTTGCAGAACACGTTGTTGTTCAACGGATTGTCCCGCGTGTGGTCTCCGCGATGCTGCGAGCGACGTGGGCATCCAGGTCGGCCTGGAAGTACACCACGCGGCCGTTGACCTTGTGGGAGCGCGGGGGGAGGTCATGTGATCGCCGCCGGTACAGGTGCCCAGGGGTGACGCCCAGGTAGGCCGCAGCCTGAGGCAGGGTCAAAGCGTCGGTGCTCATGCGGGTTGCTCCAGATGGTGAGGGACGGTGCGCGAAACACGTTGGCGCAGCGAAGGAGGGAAGGCGGACCTAGCCGCTTCAATCCCACTACATACGATTGTAGCAGGCTTTGTACCACTTGGTCATCACTACAAGTCAGTGTGCACCGCCGGGACCGGGTGATTACAGGGCGAAAGACATGCGCTGACATCGGATTACAGGGTGAGTGTTTAATGGCGGCAACCGACGAATGGAGGCCCCGCCCTGACTAATGAGCACACAAAGTGAACGATCCCAACTCGCCTCAATCGCAAGCTATGAGTCCTGGGCCAAGACGCCCGACAGGGCTGCCCGAACGGCCCCCGCACGGGCCGCGATGATGGCCAAGTTCGAACGAGAAGTGGACCCGCACAACGAACTTCCACCGCAAGAGCGGGCCAAGCGGGCTGAGTGCGCCAGGTCCGCGCACTACCGGCGCATGGCGTTGAAGTCGGCCAGGACTAGAAGTCGCCGAGCTGCAGCCGCTGCGCCTCACTGATGGCCCGCTCCGTCGCACTGGCCTTCACGTACCTGTCGAGCATCGACCGGTCCTTCCACCCTGCGATGGCCATCAGACCGCCCTCACTGCCTCCCTGGCGCAACCATCTGGTTGCTGCAGTGTTCCGGCTGAGGTGCAGATGAAATCCCTCGACCCCGGCCTTCTGGGCCCGCTGTTTGAGGGTCTTGGCCAGCCCGTAGTAACCGAAGGTTTTGCCGCCGACGCCGATCCACAACGGTCCATCGGGCGGTGAACCCTGTCGCTTCCTCATCCTCAGGTACCGATCGATAGCGGTGGCGCAGGCGGTGGAGAACGGCACCACCCGCCCGGCACCACCTTTGCCCTTACGCACGATGGCTGTACGTGCAACCAGATCAACATCTCCGACATCGATTGCGAGGGTTTCTGTTGCGCGGGTACCGGTTTCGTTCATGAACCTGATCAGTGCTTCGTCGCGGCGGTCGGCGAATCTGCTGCCCTGGCACGCGGCGATCATCGCCGACACCTGGTTATCGGTAAGCGAGGGAACAACTTTGACATCGAGCTTCGGTGCAGTGGTGCCGTCGAACGGGTTGGCGTCGATTTCGCCTTCGTTGACCAACCACTTGCTGTAGCTGTTGAGGGCCTGCCGACGGAGCCGTGCAGTGGCAGCGGATGTACCGACCTCGATCATGTCGGCCACCCATCTGCGGGCCGCGTCGCGGTCGAGCTCGTTGACGCCTTCACGCTCACACCACCCCAGGCAGGCATCGACGGCCACCATGTATGTGCGGATGGTGCCCGGAGTCCTGTTGGCGTTCTGCAGGGCCAGCTTCCAGGAAGGGAGGGTCTCGCGCAGCAAATCTGTGTTCAT